TCCGGCGCGGATCGCGGCCTGTGTCGCGTTCAGGTCGACCAGATATTCTTCACAGAAACGGGCTTGTTTCGGCGTCAGCTTTGCCATGATTCACACCTTCCTTTCTGATTTTCGGTATTTCCTCTGAATTCGGGTACAAAAAAGACGCTCCCGAAGGAACGTCTTCCTGTACCCTATATCAATAGGAGGGTGGACGCGCAAGTCCACGATGATGTTATACCATATATTTTTCCCGTTGACAGTTGCGTATAGTTGCAAGTAGTTGCAAACAGTTGCACATAGTTGCATAAATTTTTATTCGCGGAAGGCTTTTGACCGTTCAGCCCTGGCGAAAAGCCTGTTCAGGGCGATTTCTCTTTGTCGATAGACAGTTGTTCTTTCGACTTGAAGGAATTCAGCCGCTTCGTCGTATGACCTGTAAGGGTAGTACAGGGCAAGAAGGACGCATTTCGAACGGGTGTCCAGGGTGTAGACCAGGTTTTGAACCTCTGTGATCTGTTGAAGTTGGCGTTCCAGGTTGCCGATCGCTTCGTTTGCTCTTTGTCTTCTTCGGTCGCGCTTGTCGACCATGCGAACCAGTCTTCCGTCTGGGTCAGGTGAAGACTGGACGCGGACGCCGGCGTCGGATAACTGACTGGACGGGTAAGCCGATTCAAGAATGAATTCCAGGTCGGCTTCCAGGGCTTCCTTTTCGGCGGCGATCTGTGCTTCTATGACACGCGCTTCCTGATCATGGTTCCGAAGGATTTCCATGACCCTTGTTCTGACTTTGCTTTCTTTGGGTTTGTCCATGTATCTTCACCGCCTTTCCCCAGTCTATTTTCAGAACGGAATATCTTCGTCGGTCACTTCGAAGCCTTCGGACGTCATGGCGCTTTCGGCGTAGCTTCCGGCGGCGCTTTCCTTTTTGGCGTCCGCAAAATAGACAGAATCGGCGACGATTTCGACGGCCTTGTGTTTGCCGCCGTCGTTATCTTCCCAGGATCGGGTCTGTATGCTTCCGACGACCGCGACGCGCTGGCCTTTGGCAAAGTGCTTCGCGACGAATTCGGCAGTCTGGCGCCACGCGATAATATTGATATAGTCAGCCTTGTCGCGATTGAAGCGGCGGTCAACGGCCAGGGTGAACGACGTGACGGCCGTTCCTTGTGGCGTGTATTTCAGTTCGGGGTCGCGTACCAGGCGCCCCATAAGTTGACACTGATTCATTGTGTTTCCTCCCTTCGGGATCAGAATTTCTTTCCGTGCTTGTACGGGCGGCCTTCGTTGTAGGCCATTTTGATTTCGATTACTTCTTCCAGGTCGATTCCCAGGTGTCCGCAA